GTGGGCGGTCGTCTCCACAAATTCGCAGCCCATTTCGTCCATGCGGGCCACCTGCAACTTGCCAGTCGTCTGGTTCACACCGGTGAGCACGGCACGGCGGGCGGCCACCTCGATGCTGTCCTTATGCCCGCTGGGATAGGTGACCATTGGCATGTCGTCTGCAAGGCTGTCCACGGCCTGTTTGACGGCGGTTTTGTAGTCGAAGGCACCGGTGCTCACCTTGAGCCATGCAGCGTCTAGCGTGAGCTCAAAGGCCCCTGTGACGGTGTTTGCCGTGGTGGCGGTCAGATTCTGCCATGTGCCGCAGGTCTGCCGCGCACCGGCATCCAGAAGATTGTTCAGGGCGGCGTTCTCTTCAAAAGGGGTCGGCTCCATGCCGTAGTGGTAATAGATCGCATCTTCCCGCTCCATGGCTTCGGTCGCAGCCTGCAAAAGCAGCTTGCGGATGGCCGTTTCGCTCTTGCCGGTGTACTTGGCCAGCAGCTTCACCACATCATTGCGCAGCGCTTCGGTCTGCTGGTAGCGCCACAGCTGCCAGTTGGCCGTGGGGGTCAGGACTTCCATTTTGGAGATGCGCCGGGCCACGTCCCGCAGGATCTGTTCTTCGACCTGCTGCCAGAGCTGCACAAAGGCATCCGGCATCTGGTCGAGGTAAGACGGCGGCAGCATCAGGCACCCCCGAAGGTGAGGGCTTCAGGGCTGCGGTTCTCAGCATCCGCTTCAGCGGCAATGGCCTTGGCATCGTCCTCGCTGTAGCCCTCAAACTCCACCAGATACCGCCAGAACGGGAACTTGCCTGCGGTAACGTAGCCCCAATACATCTGTTTGCGCTCTTTGGGGTCGGAGATGATACTGTCGTCAAAGTCAAAGGTCACGTTGCAGTCGCCCGGCGGGGAAACGGCTGCGCCGCTGTTCCACTGGGCATCCAGCAGCTTGCTGATGGAGTATACCAGATCGGTCAGCGCATTGCCCAGCGCCCGCTGCAGATCCTTGACGGTAGTGTAGCTGCGCTGCTTGCTGCTCCTGATCTCCTCGGCGGTCTTGTCCACGTTCTGCGGGTCGGACAGGGTGCCGTAGGCAAGGCCGCACTGGAACTCCACCCGCTTGAGCATGGTATCCAGCCCCCGACGATAACTTTCATCGCGCAGGGCAGGGGCAAACACCTCGTAAAGGTTCCGGCCATTGGCCCCGGAACTGCCGTTCAGCCAGTTGCGGTAAAGGCGCTGCTCACGCTGCGGCATAACGCTCTCGCCGTTGATGTCGGGCCGCAGGGCGGTCTGGTCAACGTCAAGGGCCAGCTGCCCACCGTCATACTCCCACAGAAGCCGCCCATACTGTTCATCGGCATCATGGATGGTGTCAACAGCAGCGGCATAGACGCTCACGCCCAGCGGGGAGTGCCGATCAGTGGAATTTCCGCTGGACACTCTGAAATAGCCCCAAAGCGGACGGTCTACATCGGAGAACTCGGTGTGCGGCGAGATCGCGGCCCATTCCGGTACATCGGTCAGCGGCACCTCGATGCCGAGGTCTGTACTGGTCATTGAGCGGAACGCCTTGACCGTGATGCTGTACGTGCTGCCGGAAAACTCGTGATCTTCAAGACGAGTGTAAATGCGGTTGCCGCGCACCAGATGGTCATAAAAAATAGCCCCGGTCATGCGGCCAGAGCTATCAAAGCGGGTAGGGCAGAAGCAATCCCCCTGCACAGCATCGATCTGGATGCGTCCCTCTGCATCGAGGAAGGGCCGGAACAGGATGCCGCCCAGCGCACAGCCGTATTCCACCGGGGTGCGCAGATCTGCAATGAAAGGCTGCAGCATGGTGCTGATGCTGTCGGCGCGGGCACTGCCGGAAACAATGCATTCCATTTCCAGCGTGGTCAGACGGGCCAGCTCCGATGCAACACTCTGGGCCAGCTTCAGGCTGTGCAGGGCGTTCTTGCCGCCGTGGCACCACGGCCCGCCGGTATCGTACATCTGCGCCCACAGGATAATCGCATTCTCCATGCTGTAGGACACGCTGGCGCTGACGGTGGTATTTTCACCGAACAGCAGCCGCGCTTTCTCCCGCAGCCAGAAAAGCAGTCTATCAAACATTATTTTCGTCTCCAGTCTGCCCAGCGGATCAGCGGGGCCAGTATCGTATAGCAGAAATAGCGGATGTCGTCCATGGCGTGGTCGTTCTCCTTCACGACGCGGTCCTCTTTGGCTTTGTCATCCCACGAGTACAGGCCGAACTCCCGGCGGGATGCCGTGCAGCTTTCGTGGATAGTCACAAGCCCGGCCTGCATCAGGGATGCCACGCAGCGGATGCCGTTCAGCACATCGTTATCAGCGGGGATAACCAGATACTTGCCGTGCCGCCGGATGGTCTCGATGAAGGAAGCAGCGGACGGGTCAACCACCACCGCCTGAATGTAATAGCCCTTGGTCAGGCGTTCCAGCTCGGCATAGTGCTCTTCGTCGGTGCGCTGCACACGCTCGGCACGGCTGTCAAAATAGCTTTCCTTGATGCGCAGGGCCTTGCCATCATGAATGACCCACAGGCCCATGGAACAGGGGTTGTGCGTGCCGTAGTCGATGGACACGTAAAACTGCCCGTCGATGTGGGAAGCATCACCGTGAAAGAGGTAGGTGTCCTGCCCGGCGGAGAAGAAAGGATACACAAGGCCCTCGGCAGCTTTCCTTTTACCGAGGATATCACGGGCATACCAGACTGTGCTGCGGTCGTAGGTTGCAAGCACGGCCCGGAGCTGCTCGTCCGAGATGCTCATATTATCGGCAATTGTGAAGTGCCCGTAGTTGAAGCCGTATTTCGGGTTCTCACTCTGCTTCTTTTCGTGCAGGTTCAGAATACTTTCGTAGTACCAGTGCCCCTCCGCCTTGGGATTCAGGTCGTGAAATACCTTTCTGTCAGGGCTGGACAGGGTACGGTCGAATACTTCTTTGATGAAGGTCTCGCTGCACTCGTTGGCCTCGGTGATGTAGGCGGTGCCGTAGGTGTTGCCCTTTATGAGCTTTTCGTCACCGGCTTTGCCGCCACCAGACACCAGCACCACCTTTTCGCCGGTGGCAGTCTGGATGTACAGACAGTCGCGGTTCTGGTAGGTGCCCTCACGGCAGCGGCCCTCAAAGTAATTTTTCAGGCCAAAGCCGTCACAGTCCAGAATGTTCAGCCGGGCGGTCGCAGTAGACACACCCGCAATGAGGTGTATTCTGCTGGGATGCTTTTCCAGAATGGTGCAGTAGGCCATAGTAATAAGCACGTTCTTGCCGCCGCGTTTGCCGCCCTCAGCCACATTAAACCAGTGGTCGAAGCAGTTCCAGAAGAAACGCATCTGGTTTTGTGAAAAAGGTGCAGGTATGTTCATGTCTCAAAGTCCTTGATATCGCGGTCAGGAACGGGCCGCTGCAGCAGATCTGCAAGGGTCTGCATGTCGTTATTTTGAGCAGCGGCATTTTCTTTTTCGGATGCGTCTTTGTACATGCCCAGATGCTTGCCCAACAGGTCAAGTGCTCGGAGCTTATCTGCAAGTTTGACCTCGTGTTCCAAACCGTCCTCGCCAAAGCTCTTGACCTTGATGGACTGGATTGCGGCCAGATCATCCCGGGAGGCATCCAGTTTGACAGAAGCAGTCTCCGGGTCGATCAGGTCGCTGGCGTTGGCAAATGCAATCTTGGCAAGCTCTCGAACGACACGATCAGCAGATACACCGGTCCGGCGGCTCTGCTCAGCCTGCAGCTGGGCAATGCGATTTTGAATGCTAACATTTGCTAACAGCCGGGGTGCCTGTTCTCTTGCGGTTTTTGGGCTGTATCCGGCGCGGATGGCCGCTTGAGTGGCGTTCAGGTCGATCATATATTCTTCACAGAAACGATCCTGCTTGTCGGTCATCCTCACCACCTCTCTTGCCGTAAAATCAAAAAGCCGCCCGGAAGATCCGAACGGCAGGATATTCAAAAAAACGCCCGGCTGGTACATTCAGGCTGTTGGTCGGGAAAGGTGATCCTCTGTGTCAGCCGGGCAGCACAAAGCCCGCAGGGATGAAGGGAGTAAGTCTTTCCTGCGGGCTTCGGCATTTTAAATTTTAGCAGGGGTTGACAGTATTATCAAGTCCGGTTCGCTCCGGTTCAGTCCGGACTTTTGATCTCCAGTCTTTTTATGGCCGCGCTGTGGCGATGGAACATCTGGCTGCGGGAAATGCGGACGTTGACCGCGATGTCTGGCCAGTCCTCCAGCAGGATGTACCGCCGGAACAGGATCATGAAATCCACCTCATCGTCCAGCTGGCGGAACACCTCCATGATCTCGGCCCGGATGGCGTCGCACACTGCAGACTGCGCCTCAGCGGCCCGGCGGGCCTCGTCGATGCGTTCCACACTGCGGGGCAGAGCCTGTCCGTCGCCGCTGCCGCCCGGCACAGGGGAAAAGCGCTGGGTGGTGTGGGTGGCGTCGGTCTGCAGCGTGGCCAGCTCGTCCAGTTTGAGCAGCTCGAACCGCTTTGCCGTCCGGTACCGCCAGAGCCATGCCTTTTTCTCTTCGTAGGTCATTACAGTTCCTCCACCCGGACGAACACGCCGCAGGGGTCCGACCAAAATTTTTCTACGATCTCGCTGCACACCTGCGCGTCATCGGCCCAGAAGTGCAGGCGGGTCATTTCGTCCTTGAGGGCCTTTTCCAGATTGTCGGTGTCCGGCTTTGCGGTGCGCCAGCTGCCGTTTTTGCGGCCTTCGGCAGGGAAGCACCACT